GTTCGGGCAGTGGGATCAAACGTTCGCCGGTGATGCAGCACTGACCTCAGCGATGCTGGACCGTATCTTACACCACTCACATGTCGTTCAAATCAAAGGAGAAAGCTATCGACTCAGACAGAAACGAAAGGCCGGGGTTATAGCAGAAGCTAATCCTGAGTAAAACGGTGGATCAATATTGGGCCGTTGGTGGAGATATAAGTGGATCACTTTTCATCCGTCGTTGACAATTCTGTTATTTATGCCAAAAATAAAGGCCACTATCAGGCAGCTTTGTTGTTCTGTTTACCAAGTTCTCTGGCAATCATTGCCGTCGTTCGTATTGCCCATTTATCGACATATTTCCCATCTTCCATTACAGGAAACATTTCTTCAGGCTTAACCATGCATTCCGATTGCAGCTTGCATCCATTGCATCGCTTGAATTGTCCACACCATTGATTTTTATCAATAGTCGTAGTCATACGGATAGTCCTGGTATTGTTCCATCACATCCTGCGGATGCTCTTCGAACTCTTCAAATTCTTCTTCCATACATCACCTCAAATAAGTGGTTTGCTGCGAAAATAAATACGCTCCCACCAAGTTCCGTATCTATCTATCCAGTTACACCAATCATCGACACTCCATTTTGTTGTGTCGCATTTTGGCAATTGACATGAATATCTACCTTCTTTGTAAAGTCGGCGTTTGACTTTCTTGAGCATGACTACCTCAATCGTAATAAGCTGGAATTGATTTTCCGCGTTGTTTCTGGCGACCAACACAAGTCACCTTGCTGTCAGTTGTTTTGATTTCCTGTAGCCTGCCGCGTAAAGAGCTACATTTGGAAGACATACACCAGTTTCTGGTTGCCTATGCCCAAACTCATTCGCGTACACAATGGCCGCTCTCTCCAGATTGCGTCTGTATTCTTTCTGTTGCCAGATCACGTCCTGTGCCATGAACTTAATTGGCTTAGCGTCTTCTATGCGCTCAGGCGTTTCGTGAGTACCTTTAGCCTGAATCTGCGCTCTGCTTAGAGTAGGGCGGTGTAATACTTCTGAACTTATTGCTTCTTCGCGGGCCAGTACGCCGTTAGCTAATGCCTTTGCCTTTAAACGCTCACGACGACGAGAACGTGAATTGCCTTTGAACTGAGTTCTGCGTGTCATATAGACCTCCTGATGAACTTTGGTGGTGTGGTAGGTGGGAGACCCATTTCGACCTGTTTCGGCCTACTTCAATTCGGCAATAGTCCCGCAGGCCTCGCCGCTTTACGTGCGACATATTCCCGTCCATGAACCCTTCACCACACCCCAAAGTTCACTTTGGTTATTGCGCTTTGTCAGCGCCGTAGATTCATATTCGAATCGTTGTATATTCACCGCCCTGGTGAGTAGTGCGTCCTGCTGATGTGTTTAGTATCACCGCCAGTGGTATTTATGTCAACACCGCCAGAGATAATTTATCACCGCAGATGGTTATCTGTATGTTTTTATATAGATTTATTTTTTGCAGGGGTGTGTGGCTTGGGAGGTGATCGAGAGATCTGAATTGCGATGTTTAGTGAGTTGTATCTATTAATTTTCAAATAAATACAATTGGTTATGTGTTTTGGGGCGAACGTGAGGCAAAGAAAACCCGGCGCGGTGGCCGGGTTTATTTATTGCTTAGGAGCTTGTTGTGATGACGATTGGTTAGTTGGAGCGCTCGTTAATGGTTGCTGTGTCGGTACCTGTATTATAATTGGAGCCGGGCTGGTTACTGATGGTGACTTGTCATTGCCGGAGATAATCCAACTTGAGGCTAACATCACGCCAGACAGAATCACAGTAACTAAAGTCAAGCCAACGGCCATCGCCCACTGAGTCGTTGTAAGTCCCGTTTTCAAACCGCCGATTTCACCTTTAATTTCAGCAATACCTCTCTCAATAGAAGAAAATTGCTGAGTATAATAGGTTTTAAAGTCAGCTGATTCGCGACGCATTTCCGCAGCAATAGACTCTACCTCTGATTTGTTTTGTGAAAGCTTTGCGTCAAGTTCTTCTCTGGACATTCCGCTCACGCTTACCTCCAGGGTATCACTCTTCATCGCTACATCTTCCTTACTTGGGCGCAAACCCGTTTCGTCCATGGCGTATGAAACTCTATTTGATACCTTAGCATCAATACCAATACTTTGGTACTGAGATGGATCCCCATAAGGAGAAACGGTTGTCGCTGCTAGGGTTGCACTAACTATAATACTTGGAAGAACTGATGATGTTGTTCCTGAGGTAGGTTGAACTGAAGAAACTGGCTTCAGTCTTTCCATAGCCCATTATCCCTGAGAGCTACCTGTAATGATTTTACTAATGCAACAGCTTGATCCGGGCTCATTGAGACTGACATGTTAGGGGTCAACTCAACTTTTACTTGGAAGCTATTCTTTCCTTGCTCATCAGACTGCATGTGATGCTCAAATTCATGGCGGTAAAAAGTAATGATTGTTTCAGCACGATCAGGCGTAATAAGAACTGATGTGGCGGTCATGTGCTGAGGTATGATTTTAATAGTGTTATCTGACATAAGTATCCTTTTTGTTTCCTTAGTATTTTTTTGCATTGACATCAGAAATAGCGAATCCACAAGAGTATGAGTAAAGCTAATCAGTTTAGTGATACGGTGACTATTAAAGTGGTAAACCACATCAAAGCTCGCAGAGTGCATACCAGGCTGTCACACATGACAAAGTAACGAGGATGCCTGATCTCATAGCGCTCAAAGAGACATGCCGATAATGGCATTAACCACGCATGACGCCATAAACACGCCGCCAACGATGAAGCTGGCTTGGTTCTTCCTGGTAGCGCCAAGAGTCAACAGAACCACTGAAAGGGCAAAAAAAGGTATCGCGATTATGCTGAACGTGTTCATGTTGACCTCAACTTATTTCGATTCTCCATCACCCTTAATCCGCCGCCCCATGTGTTTGTTGTGATTCGTTGCTGGCCTTAACCAAACGTCTCTTCAGGCCACTGGCTGGCGATAACTTTCCCCACAACGGAACAACTCTCATTGCATGGGATCATTGGGTACTGTGGGTTTAGTGGTTGTAAAAACACCTGACCGCTATCCCTGATCAGTTTCTTGAAGGTAAACTCATCACCCCCAAGTCTGGCTATGCAGAAATCACCTGGCTCAACAGCCTGCTCAGGGTCAACCAGAATTAACATCCCGTCAGGAAAACTAGGTTTGGATCCTGTTGGCGCGGTCATGGAATTACCTTCAACCTCAAGCCAGAATGCAGAATCACTGGCTTTTTTGGTTGTGCTTACCCATCTCTCCGCATCACCTTTGGTAAAGGTTCTAAGCTCAGGCGAGAACATCCCGGCCTGAACATGAGAAAAAACAGGGTACTCATACTCACTTCTAAGTGACGGCTGCATACTAACCGCTTCATACATCTCGTAGATTTCTCTGGCGATTGAAGGGCTAAATTCTTCAACGCTAACGTTGAGAATTTTTGCAAGCAATGCGGCGTTATAAGCATTTAATGCATTGATGCCATTAAATAAAGCACCAACGCCTGACTGTCCCATCCCCATCTTGTCTGCGACAGATTCCTGGGATAAGCCAAGTTCATTTTTCTTTTTTTCATAAATAGCTTTAAGGCGACGTGCGTCCTCAAGCTGCTCTTGTGTTAATGGTTTCTTTTTTGCGCTCATACGTTAAATCTATCACCGCAAGGGATAAATATCTAACACCGTGCGTGTTGACTATTTTACCTCTAGCGGTGATAATGGTTGCATGTACTAAGGAGGTTGTATGGAACAACGCATAACCCTGAAAGATTATGCAATGCGCTTTGGGCAAACCAAGACAGCTAAAGATCTCGGTGTATATCAAAGCGCGATCAACAAGGCCATTCATGCAGGCCGAAATATTTTTTTAACTATAAACGCTGATGGAAGCGTTTATGCGGAAGAGGTAAAGCCCTTTCCAAGTAACAAAAAAACAACTGCATAAGTAACACCGCTATTTTCACAATGGACATTCGTCCTACGTCGCTGACAAAGCGAGTCCCAATATATCTGACCAACTAAGGCCATATGCGTTTCCACGCATACCTTTCAACTAGCTATTCACTATTGGAAATCATAAGAAATGGAACAAACAAGTTACAGCAAACTATCCCAGCGTGACGTTGATCGCGCAGAAACAGATTTACTCATCAACCTGTCAACGCTTACCCAGCGCGGTCTGGCAAAGATGATTGGCTGTCATGAATCGAAGATAAGCAGAACGGACTGGAGATTTATTGCTTCAGTCTTGTGTGCTTTCGGAATGGCATCAGACATCAGTCCGATTAGTAGAGCTTTTAAGTATGCGCTTGATGGAATCACAAAGAAAAAATCCCCGGTGGCCGCCGGGGACTCTAAGCAAATTGATATGCAATTCTGAGGGAATTACTGGATCAATCAACAGGAGTCATTATGAACCGCCCCGGGAATCCTGGAGACTAAACTCCCTGAGAAAGAGGTAAACAGAATGACTAAAAATACTCGTTTTTCCCCCGAAGTCCGTCAGAGGGCGATTCGTATGGTTCTGGAAAGTCAGGGCGAATATGACTCACAGTGGGCGGCAATTTGTTCCATTGCCCCAAAGATTGGCTGTACACCGGAGACTCTGCGTGTCTGGGTACGCCAGCATGAGCGGGATACCGGAGGCGGTGATGGCGGGCTCACCACCG